TGCCTAACTCTATTATGGACCAATTTAGAAAGTTTTGTGAGTTTCCAGATGATGCAGAACTACAATGGATTAAAGACCAGAATGTAAAGGCTCATTATTACCCAGCCATTATGCAAAATGAAGACGGAACTGAAAGATCGGTGTGGGAAGAGAAATGGTCATTAGAATGGCTTAAATCTCAACGTCATTTGCGAGATTTTGCAAAGAATTATATGAATAGACCTATAAATGTTGATGGAACATTTTGGGCTAATGAAGATATTACTATTGAAGACTTAAAAGACTATGGAAATACTATTATTTCTGTTGACCCTGCTGTTACAAAGAATAAAGTGTCAGACTATACTGGCATAGCAGTTCTTTCAAGAGGAATAGACGATTTAGGAAATAGCGTTATCTATGTTAGAGACGCACAACAAGTTAAGCTTTCACCTTCAGACCTTTCTGATAGAGTGAGAGATTTGGCTGATACATACGATGCTGGACTATTGTATGTTGAAACAAATCAGGGTGGAGACCTTTGGCAAGATGTATTTAAAGGAATTCCTATTAAATATAGATCAAAGCATCAAAAACTATCAAAGCAGATTAGAGCTGGTAAAGCTTTAAACTACTATCAGCAAGGAAAGGTTAGACACTCTGCTCATTTTCCAGCATTAGAAGAGCAGATGTGGTCATTTCCAAAAGTATCGCACGATGACGTACTGGATGCTGTTGTTACAGGAGTTTTATACTTCTTAGACAACAAGGCAGTAAAGATTAGTGCAAAACAATTTAATTACAATAGGAGATAAATAAAAATGACGGATATTAAAGACGCTTTAGAGGTTATTCTTGATAGAAGAGCACACTATACTAAAGCAGCAGCTTATTACGAAGGAAATCAGCGAGAGCTATTTCCAAGTCCAAGATGGACAAGAATGTTAAACAATGGGGAAAGTGGATTTAAATTTAACTTTGCCAAATCTGTTGTAGACTCAGTTTCAAACAGAATGGAGATTGCCTCTATTCTTGGAACTGATGAAGCAGCAAACACTTTTATTAATACAGTATGGGAAAATAACGATTTAGTTATTGACGCAGATGAAATTCATAGAAGAGCACTTATGTATGGAGATTCTTATGCAATTGCGTGGACAGATGAAAGTGGTGAAATGCAAGTTAATTACAATTCACCTTTGACAACTGTAGTTCTATACGATAGTGAAAACCCAAGAAAGAAAAAGTTTGCAGCTAAGTTGTGGCAACACGACTCTTACACAGCTGTTGATCCAGAAATTAATGGAACAAAAACTATTAGATTAAACCTTTACTATCCAGATAGGATTGAAAAGTATACATCTAATGGTGATTTAGATATGATTACTTCTTCTGCATCATTTTCACTTATTGGAGTAGTAGAAAACCCTTGGGGAGAAATTCCTGTATTCCACTTTAGAACATCTAAGACATATGGAAGACCAGAACATTACGATGCTTATGGTCCACAGGATGCCATTAACAAATTAATCATTACTCATATGAATACTGTTGATTATCAAGGTGCTCCACAAAGATATGCACTTGCAAATGGAGGAAATGACTCAGAAATTCAAGATTTTGATGACTCTGTTATTGATTCAGAGAATCTTGGCTCATTAAAGAATGGTCCAGGAGAGCTTTGGTATCTTAAGGGTATTACAAGAGTTGGAGAATTTTCACCAGCAGATCATAAAGTATTTACAGAACCAGTTTCTGAATACATTAGATCAATGGCTGCAATTACTTCAACACCGCTTCATTACTTTGAAAAGTCAGGTAACGTACCAAGTGGTGAGTCTTTAAGAACAGCAGAAGCCCCACTTTTAAAGAAGGTTGCAGATAGACAAATAATGTTTGGATCAGCTTGGAGAGATTTATTTACATTCTTACTTAGAATTGAAGGAATTAATTCTGACGTTCAAGTTAAATGGGCATCTTCAGAAAGTTTGGATACTTTAGATCACTGGGAAGTTGCAGTTAAAAAGCGTGTAGTTGGCGTTTCACTTAAGCAAGTTCTTTTAGAAATGGGTTACGATTCAGAAGTTGCAGATCTTATTGTTGAACAAGGCGATCTTGGACTAATGTCTCAAGGAATGAATACAAATAACGTTATTGCTGAACAAACAGCAGGAAATTAGAGGAAAATAAAATGGAACAAAATGATGTTGTAGAAATTAATGACGAAGTAGTAGAATCTGAGCCAGTCATTGAGGACCCTAAAAAAGTTCTTGATGCTCTGGACAGAGCTAAAGCTGATGCAAAGAAATTTAGAGAAGAAAGAGAAGAAATGAAAGAACAAAAAGAGCTGGCAGTTGCACAATTAAACGATTGGGCAGCAAAAGCACTGATTGAAAAAGTTGAAAGAGAACTAATTAAATCTGGTTTGCCAAAAGTAGAAAGATTAAAAAAATATCTTGATTTTAATACAATTGGTCTTGATGATAATTTTAATTTAACTGGTTTAAATGAACAACTTGAATCTTTAAAGTCTGAGTTTCCAGAAATATTTGATCCAAAGTTTCTTGTTGGTGGATTAGCTGATGGCGGAGTAACAACCGCAGTAAAAACAGGAAATTCAGCATCAGAATTACAAGCAAGAATATTACTTAATAAATAAATATGATATAATAGAATCAATCAATACGCAAGAAACTGAATGGACGTTTAGACTTGCGAATTTTGAATTGGACGATTCAATTATCTCAAAATCTAAATAAAAATAAAATTTCTAAGGAGAAATATAATGTCAAGAATTGACTTAACCGAAGCCAATGGCTTCATACCAGAAGAAGATTCCAGCAGAGTTATCCAGGCAACTGTAGCAAACTCTGTAGTTGAAGCTTTCGCTCGTAGAGAGCAAATGGCATCACGCACCAAGGGCGTTCCACGCTTTGTTGCAGATGCACCAGAAATCGTTGCAGAAGGTGGAACTATTCCAGAAGCTGCAGCAACACTTGATGAAATCTTGCTAACTGCTCGTAAGTATGCAAAGATCTTCCACATCAGTGAAGAAGACGTAAACGATTCACTCGTTGACGTACTTAACACATACAAAATCGAATGGGCTTCACGCTGGGCTCGTAAGTTTGATAACGCCGCTCTTGGTGTAACAGCTGTTGCTGATGGTACAGATACTGCACCATTCACATCTGTTTACAAGTCTGTGCTAACCTCTGCTTCAAATCAGCTAATCCAGACTGCAGGTGCACTAACTTTTGCAGATATCAATGATGCTCTTGCTCTTGTAGAACAAGGTTCGTATTTCGATGCAGCTAACACTGTATTCATTGCTCATCCAAAAATGCTTGGTCACCTTCGTGGAATGGTAGACGGAACAGGTCAGCTTGTTCTTCCTAACCCAACAGCAGCAACTCCAGGAAGCCTATTTGGTTATCCATTAGTTGTCTCTTATGGTGCTGCTACATCTGCAGCTGCAACTTCCAACCCAACAGGCAATCCATTGCTTATTGTTGGTAATCGTCAAATGATGATTAATGGTGTTCGTAGCAACGTAGAATCTGCAGTATCTCGTGATGCTCAATTCAATACAGATGGGGTTCAACTCAAGGTTCGTGTTCGTAGAGGCTTTGCTGTTGCAGATGCCAGTGCTTACGCTATCGTTGAGAAGACCGCATAAGGGGAGATGATTAGTAATGGCAAGTAAACTATATGGGTCTTTCATTGCAAAGGCACTAAACAAAGAAATTGATTGGGATACCGATACAATTAAAGTTGCCTTGGTTACCTCTTCTTACACTCCAAACCAAGATACTCACGACTACTGGGACGATGCAGTAGCTAATGAAGTATCTGGAACTGGATACACAGCTGGAGGAAATACCTTGGCTTCCAAGACTTCTACATACACAGGAGCAACTAATAAGCTTGTTCTTGATGCAGCAGATACAACTTGGTCGTCAAGCACAATCACAGCACGTTATGCAATCGTTTATGATGCACAGACTGGTGTTAACTCAACAAGTCCACTTATTGGATATGTTGACTTCGGCACTGATCAGTCATCTTCAAGCGGTAACTTCACTATTACTTGGGATGCCAACGGTATCGTTGAATTCACGGTAGCGTAGTAGGTTACAATGGATGTAAAGGTAGAGGCAAGTGTTATTACACTTACTGCAAAAGCAGTTGAAGTTAAGTCTGTAAAGACTGAGAAAGTACAATTGGGGTCATCTTTGGTACTTACTTCTCACAACTTCAGCCTCTCCTTTTCTCCAACATTATCAATAGGTGGTCATAGCATTTCTGCAATTACACCAGAGAACAATTTTTATGAGGAGTTAGCCGTTAGCATTTAGCTATACGGCTATTTTTATTATGTTATTAAAAAACTGGACATTAAACAAATATAATCCACCTTACTTCTGGGATTTTGAAGACGCAACAATTCAAACTATGACAAATGCTGGATCTGCTGGATCTGCAACCTGGACAAAAACAAATACTCCTGCTGGCTTTGATATTTCAGAAACATATTATGGAATGTGGGCATCTAATCTTGGTGTTCTTAATTATGGAACTGGAACTCTTCAAACTACAGATTCAACAATTGGTGCTTATTTAGATAATGCAGATTTTACAGTTAACTTTTTTACAGAA